TGAAAGACAGCTGGGTCGATATTGAGGACGGCGAGCTGCTGGTCAAGGGAATGCACATCACCCCCTATGACCACGGCAACATCTTCAATCAGGACCCCCTGCGGGTGCGGCGGCTGCTGGCCCACAAGAACGAGATCCGGCGGCTGCACCAGCAGTGCAAGCTGCAGGGCTACACTCTTGTGCCGCTTTCGCTCTACTTCAAGCATGGCCGCGTCAAAATGGAGTTGGGCCTGTGCAAGGGCAAAAAGCTCTACGACAAGCGTGCAGATGCCGCCAAGCGTGATGCCAAGCGCTCCATCGACCGGGCCGTTAAATCCAACGGCGTTTACTATTGATTTCAGGCAGCATTCCTGCCCGGAAACTTCAAAGCTTACCCACACCGCAAGGTGTATTTTATGGGGGCGTAAAGGTTTCGACGGGGGGAGCGAGGCCTGGGCAGCGGGTAGCAGTGGGGGACCTGCTCTAAACTCCTCCAAAAAATTAACTGACAACAATAATTATCAGTTGCTCGCAGCCTGAGTGCTGCGCGTTCCGCCCACTCTTGTGTCGTGTGGGGCCGGGGCGTCCTTTAGACACAGCACCTGAACGGACCTAAGCTTTGCGGACCGGCAGGAACTCATGAAGCTACCAATGCGTTAGCCTGGCGACCGGCGTGACGCGGAGGGAATGTTGTTGATCGCCTGCACCCGGAGACACCTACGCTGAACTCTTTTCGGACATGGGTTCGACTCCCATCGCCTCCACCATGAAGAAAGAACGTCATTTCGCTGAGAAATGACGTTCTTTTCTTTATCATGGTAACATTTTTGGTAACACACCGCTGAAAAACAGCTTCATAAACGCAAAAACAGCCCCGAGAAACCGTCAGGCTCCCCGGGGCTGGTGCTATGTATGGCCGTTTTGGGCAGGGCGGCTTACTTTCCCTATGCCTTCAGCTTGTCGTAGGTCTGGTCTGCCTGAAGGGCTACAGGAGTGAGGCCGTTGTTTTTCCACCACGCAGCCAGTGCGGCCACGGTGGTGATGCCGGCGGTGGTCACTCAGACAAAGAGACAATCTTCCGCATTACTAGCTCATACTCTTTCGGATACACCAGCTTTATTGCGTTCATGTGTCTGTCCAGTACCTCCATCAACCCGCTGAACGGCACAGCGCTTGCAGCCTCTACAAATTCGCTCTGCGGTTCTTGCGGTCTTGTGGAATACTCCATCTGCATGACTGGTTCAGGCTTTGGAGCGGGGCTGTTTTCCCGGCTTTCCGCTTCGCTCAACTCATTTCGCACAGTGCAGAGGGCGGCAAGCTTTTCCACGCTCTGCCAGTTCGTTTCTTCGCATTTCAGTTTGCGGATGTGCTCGTTTATCTCCACGATGTCCATGCCTGCCGCCCCCTTATCACATATTGTTCAGAATGTCCAAAGCGCGCTTGTATGCGTCACGCTCGGCGCCGGTTGCGTCCTGCATCATGTCCTCGATGTCAGAGATCATACGCTCACGGCCATCCGTGCGGGAGTAGTGCCCGCGCACATAGTGACGGCCTCGGTTGGCATAGCTGTTGCCCCGGTTGTAACCGTTTCCGGCATCATGGCCGAAAGTCCCGCGCATGTCAGCTTCCCACTCGCCCGCACGGCTGTACTCGCCGCCCTCGCAGTAATCCTCGATGCGGTGGATGTCCAGAATGATGTCCACGATCTCGCCGATCATCTCAACATCGCCCGGGGAGCGGTTCTTTTTGTCGGTCAGCTCCATGAGCTCTTCGCACATCTCATCCTTCAGATGATTCAGTTTATCCAGCATGACTTTATCTCCTTTCTTATGCTACCCGCTCAACAATCAAATTGCTGTTTGCAATGCTGACTGCCTGCGTACTGGTGTTCTTAACCGCCACGGTCACGCAGCAGCCGCGTGGCACCTCGATGAACGCGGCCACGAAAACGTTGAAGAAATTTTCGACTGCCGCCGGGGTGACAATGGCTGTCGCACTGGTCAGCGACTCACCGCCGACAGCCAGCGCCACGGAAATGGGTCCAACAGTGCCGCCGGTGGGAATGGCGATATTGCCGCCAAAGCTTACCTTGAAGCGCGCTTTGCATTGATTGGTCAGACCCCGCAGGGTCACAAGGCCGCTGCCCTCACGGTGCATGATGCAGGCAGGGGCTTTCACCGCGGTCTCAGTCAGGGGAAGGTTTTCACCCGCCGCCACGATGACGGTGTTGGAGTTGCTAAATTCAGCCATTATCCGAAACCTCCTTTTCTGCACAAACAGGCGCATTTACCGCATAAACGGTTTTTAAGATATCCATCCAAGAATTGGATGGATCTGCTTTTTCCGTATCAAGCAGGGTTTTCAAAATGAAAACATAAGTGTTCAATTCCATCATGCTCATTTTGTTCTTATCCATGCTGTACAGATAATCTACAAACTGCTGTTTCAGCTCTGCTACGGTCATTCAAATACTCCTTTCATAGAAAAACGCCGGGACTTTTGCCCCGGCGCTCTGGTTTGCAAAATCAGCTCAGGGGCTGAACATTTTCCATTTTGGAAAAAGTTGCCGTGATTCGGTTATGCGCAGTTGCCGCAGCCGGTCCCACAGCCATAGTAAATGGCGTTGGGGTTGGGCACCTGATAGGCAGGCACGGGAGCTTTCTGCTGCAGAGTCCCGATGATCTGGTTGGTCTGCGCGTTCATCGCGGTGGTCAGGAACGCGCTCTGGCGATCCTGAGAAGCAGCCCGGCGCAGCTCGTTGTTCTCGCTCTGCAGGGTGGCGATCTTATCGTTGGTCAGGAAGTCGAGCACCGCGCGGGTGTTGCTGTTCTGATTCTCGATGATGTCCCGGGTGTTGTTGTTCATGGCGTTCTGCGTTGCGCAGAAGCCCTGCTGCATCTGGTTCCGGGTGTCGCACTCCTGAGTGGCCAGATTGTAGTTAACGCCCTGGATCGCGGTCTGGGTCTTGCAGCAGCAGTCTGCCAGCTGTGTAGCCAGAGCATTCTGACCCTGCATCAGCGCAACGTTGGTGCCGTTGAAGCCCTGCTGCATGGCGTTGGTGACACCGTTCAGGCCCTGCTGCACGCCGTTGAAGCCCTGAAGCATCCCGGTGTTCATGGCATAGAAGCCGTCACACAGGCCGCTTTCCAGCCCGTTCAGCTTGTTCATGACGCTCTGGTTGTCGAAGCCGCGCTGCAGGTCCGCCTGTGTTACGGCGCTGGTCATATAAGGCGAAGCGCCGCCCATGCCGCCGCCCCAGCCAAAGCCGCCCATGCCGCCCCAGCTGAACATGCCGAAAATCAGGAAGAGGACGATCCAGCCCATCCAGTCGCCGCCCCAGCCGTTGAAGCCGTTGCTGTAGCCGTTGGCGGGCTGTACCGGCATGGTCAGAACCGTGCTATCAGAAGAAAGAGACATAGTTTTACTCCTTTACGTTAGATTTTGAAATTTATTCTAAATGCGGCCGCATTTTAGAATCCAAACATATTTTTCATGCCGTTGAGCATCGGCGCGATCTGCTGCGCCCGCTGCTGAATGGCGTTGAGCTGCTGCTGTGAGAGCTGGCCGGAGGTGAGCATCTGGTTTATCATCTCCTGCGGGTTCTTTCCCTGCATCTGGCCCATAAACTGCTGGAACTGCCCGCCAATAGGGTTCTGAGCCTGTCGGCCCATCGAATTAAACAAGCTGCTGCCCATCGTTTAGCCCTCCTTTTCCGGCTCTGGTGCTTCTTGCTTTTCCAACGCCGCCAGCTTTGCCGCCAACTCGTCGAACTCCTTGCGGGTGACATACTCCACGCCTGCGGCTTGCGTGGCTGCAATCGACGCTTTGGGGCCGCTGGTGCGCTCTTTGTAATCGTAAATGCGAAGAGGGAACGGCCTGCCGTCCTGCCCCACTTCTTTGATGTAGAAGGTATCGGAATCAGCATCCAGTAAAAGCACCCGGCTCCCGTTGGCGACCAGATAGCCCCGGGCCGCTGCTTCGCCTTGCACCCAGATAAAGCCGCTGTCAGTCGGTGCGGCCTGCCCCTGCATTGTCGGTATCATGACGGGCTGGGGCTGGTACTGTGCTGCCCTGAGCTGTTCAAGCTGCCCCTGCGGCTGTTGCGGGTAAAACACTTGCGGGTATCCGTTATAGATCGGCATCGTTTTCCTCCTTGTACCAGTAGTAGATCGGGCATTCTGCGCCGCTGTCCCAGCTGTCCCACCACACGCCGTCGATCACGGTCAGGACGTGCCCGGAGCAGCCCAGTACATACA